ACTTGGGCTAATCGAGGAGACGTTGGTCCTAGTATAGCAGAAACAATGATTAAAGAAGGATGTCGTTGGAGACCCTCTGATAGAAGTCCTAGAAGTCGTGTTAATGGTAAATTAGAAATACACAAAAGATTAAAGATAAATGAAGATACAGGCGAACCTAATCTATATATTTTAAATAGCTGTAAAAATTTATTAAGAACTTTACCTATGTTACCCCTAGATAAAAATAATAGTGAAGATGTAGATACAAAAGCAGAAGACCATGCGTATGATGCTTTAAGATATGGTTGTATGAGTAGACCAACACATCCACATAGTTTACAAACTCATTCACCTTTATCTAGAGAACAAAAGTTTAAACCAGTAGATGAAGGATTTGGATACTAAAACAAATATTAAAATAGGATATAGAACATACGCTATCGAGAAAAACGATAAAGTATGGAATAAACAAACAGAATCCTATGGACAGTTTCTTTCTAAAGAAGGCATTATTTGTATGTCTTCCGAAGAAGATAGCATATCACAAGCTAATACATTGTTACATGAGATACTCCACGGTATTGTGTATCAATGGGGTCTAGAATCCGAACTTGATGATAAAGAAGAACGAGTAGTTAATACAATATCAAATGGATTAACAACAGTTTTTCGAGATAACCCGTGGTTAATAAGCTTTATAAAAAATAAAGTAGAGGAGGAAAAACGGAATGATGAAAAAAAGTGAAATGAGCAAAGAAATTAAAACTGAATTAGGTACAACTTACAAGCAAGGTGAGTTAGGGTCTGCTGCTGATGGTGCTGTAAAGAACAGTCTATTAACACAGGGCGGTACATTTCCTGCTGACGCTTATGCAGAAGGTAATATTGCATATCCTAAAGAAGCAAAATCTACAGTAGATGGCTCAATACTTAAAAAATATTCTCAAGGTGACCTTGGCGAATAATATTTAATGGACATAACGAACGATATAGATACAGGTACGGATGCTGTTCAGTCTCTTGCAGATGGAGAGACTGAAGAAATATATGGTTTAGGTGCGTTAATAGAAGATAAATTTAAAGTATCTGAAGATGCAAGATTATTTGATGAAAAAAGATGGTTAAGAGCATATAGGAACTATAGAGGAATCTATGGTCCTGATTTAGCATTTCGTGAAAACGAAAAATCTAAAGTATTTGTTAAAATAACAAAATCTAAAGTCTTAGCTGCATATGGTCAAATAACTGAAGTTTTATTTTCTCAAGGAAAATTTCCTATTGGTATAGAGCCTACTACTGTACCAGAAGGTGCTTCTGAATATGCACATTTAAAACCTGAAGGAAAACAACAACAACCTGAAAGCCCTTATGGTTTCCCGGGAGATGGTAAAGAAATAAAACCCGGAACTACTATTAATGAAATTTTAGGTGGCTTAAAAGATGAATATGGTTCATTACCTTTTGAAGATGGTCCTGCTCCTGATTTAAAATCTATGCCGCAAATACAACCGGCAAAATTAGCATCAGAGAGTATGGAAAAAGTAATTCATGACCAATTAGATGAATCTTTAGCTTCAACTGTGTTAAGGCACATTATCTTTGAAATGACGTTACTAGGTACAGGTATTCTAAAAGGACCTTTTAACTATGAAAAGAAATTGCATAGTTGGGATAGAGACGAAGACACAGAAGAACTATTTTATAATCCAAAAACAAAACTAACTCCTAAAATAGAAGCAGTTAGTTGTTGGGATTTTTACCAAGACCCTAATGCTACATCTATTGAAGATTGTAATTATGTTATTCAAAGACATAAACTTACATCTTCAGATATGCGTGATTTATTAAATAGACCTTTCTTTAGAGAAACTGCTATTAGAAATTGTATACAAGCAGGACCTAACTATCAACAACGTAGTTATGAAACATCTTTATATGATAGAGAAAATCAAGCAGATTACGACCAAGATAGATACGAAGTATTTGAGTATTGGGGTAAAATGGATGCTAGTCTTGCTGAAGAAGCAGGTTTAGAAATTGATTCTGATGAAGTAGATGTTTTAAATGAAGTAGATATTAATGCATGGGTATGTAATGGTCATATCTTAAGATTAGTATTAAATCCCTTTACACCATCAAGATTACCTTACATGGTGTGTCCTTATGAAATTAATCCTTATCAATTCTTTGGTGTGGGTATACCTGAAAATATGGATGATTCTCAACAAATTATGAATGGTCATGCAAGAATGGCTATTGATAACTTAGCACTAGCAGGTAATTTAGTTTTTGATGTTGATGAAACAATGTTAGTACCCGGACAAGATATGTCTGTTTATCCCGGAAAAATTTTTAGAAGACAAAGCGGTCAGACAGGTCAAGCAATACATGGTTTAAAATTCCCTAATACTGCAAATGAAAATCTAATGATGTTTGATAAGTTTAGACAACTAGCTGATGAATCAACAGGTATTCCTTCGTACTCTCACGGTCAAACAGGAATACAATCAACAACTAGAACTGCAGCAGGTATGTCAATGTTATTAGGGGCTGCAGCTTTGAATATTAAAACAGTTATAAAAAATATAGATGATTATTTATTAAGACCTTTAGGAGAATCTTTATTTTCTTGGAATATGCAATTTAATAAAGACTCTAAAAAAATTAGAGGTGATTTAGTTATTAAAGCAAGAGGAACATCATCCTTAATGCAAAAAGAAGTAAGGTCACAAAGATTAATGACATTTATGCAAGTGGCATCAAATCCTGCACTAGCACCTTTTGTTAAGTTTCATACAATTCTTAAAGAAGTTGCTAAGTCAATGGATATTGACCCTGAGCAAGTTATTAATGACCCAGAGAAAGCTGCATTGTATATGAAAATGATGGGAGGACAAAATGAAAATCAACCGACTGGGAATACTGGTGGAATCCCCGGCATGGGAAGTGTTGGAGGAGTACCTACAGGAGCAAATCCAAATGACCCAACGGGCGTTGGAGGTGGCAACATTGGAGTTGGAAGTGTTCCGACTGCAGGGGAAGCTCAATTCTCTTCGCCAAATTCTAGCCCTCAAGGAACAGGTGAACAGTAAATAACATGGCAGACACAAAGACATCAGAAGTATTATCTACAGAAGCAGGTGAACAAAAAGATTTAGGCTTATATTCTCAAGGTAAATTAAAATTAAATTATGACGAAGAAGCAGGAATATGGAAACAAGAATATGAAGCTGTTAAACCTTCTAAAATGTTTATTCCTCCTCCTCCTAAAGAAGTTAAATTACCTACTGATATATCAATGCCTACATTATCTTTTGAACCGTCTTTACCTGCTCAACCTGCTGAACCTATTGTTCAACCTAGGGAAAAAGGTGAAAGTCTTATTGAGAAACAACAACGTGAAAAAGAAGAACGTTTTGGTCCGGGTCAAGACCCTATGACATTCTCTAAAACAATGTCTAATATACTTACTCCGGGTACAGAACAATTTAAGTACTATGATACAAGAAATATATTAAAACAAGAGGGAAACCAATTAACTGTTAATTTTGATATGATAGATGAAGCAGGAGGTTATGGAATACCTTCTATTGCAGGTGGTTTATTTAAAGCAGGAGAAAAAGATATTATACAAACTACAATTACTAATTTAACAAATGCAGGAATAATAGAAGGTGCAGAAATTGATAAAGCAGAAGGAATGTACACCTTTACTGTTAACCAAGATAAAATGAATAAATACACAGAAAATGTTTCTTCCTTAGCTAATAAGATAACTGGAGGAAGAGGTCCTAATGGTGAGTATATACCTCCTAATGAATATTTATTAGATGAATTAGGTAAACTAGGTAAAGAAGAAGCTACTAAATTTATATCTGAAATGGCTATAGCTTCAGATAATGACCAGTTAAAAACTATTATTGACAGGGCTGTTAATTTTGGTGACAAAGGTGCAGCAGCAGCATTATTAACTTTTCAACAAGGTGATGAACCTTTAGATTTAGATGCTAAAGGATTTTTAGGATTTGATAAATACAATGATGCATTTAAAGAAGCATACACAAAAACATTAAACGAATTAAAAGATTCACAAGGTGAAGCACCCTCTGCAAGTCAATCAGAAGGTAGACCTACACTTGAAGAACGTAGGGCAGAAACTAAAAGAATAGATAATTTAAATAGAGAAGAAAAAGATAAACTATTAGATGAATTAGACACTTTATTAAAACAAAAAGAAGATGAAAGAAATAAGTCTTCTCAAGGTTTAACCTCTGCTCAAAAAGAAGTTTTAGCAGGAAGTACTTCTAAATCATCTGGTGGAGGAACATTAGGAACTCCCCCTTCAGGAGGTACACCTAAATCAGGAGGTACACCTAAAAAAGGTACTGGAGCATCAGGACCACCCGGATTTACCCCTAAAAAATCAAAGACACCGACTGGTGTTAGAAGACCGGGAAGATAACAAGTTTCTACAAACGTAGAAAAGCACTAGAATTTCTCTAGTGTTAAAAGGGCTACCTAGGATAACCTAGCCCCCTTATTTTTTACACAACAAAATAAGAGCTACCTGTTACCATTCGCAGCCCTCGTAACTTAAAAGGAGTTATTCATGAATGAAGAAGAAAAGCAAACTGAAGTTATTGAGGAAGGCAAAGAATCAACACCCGTTGAGACTAAGTCTGAATCATTAGGAAGTCCAAAACCTTACAAAAACAAAGACCGTGAGGATGTTTGGAAAGACGATGAACCCAATAATGAAAAGAGTGCAGCTACCGTTGACAAGGACACCGAAGAAGATTCTAAGGCTACTCCGGATGAACAACGCCCTGCAAGTGCTGAAGAAAAAGTGTTTAAGAAACGTTATGACGACCTTAAACGCCATCACGATTCGACTATCGGAAAGCACAAAGATGAACTTTTAAAACTTAAAAAGCAAGTCGAACAAGCCGCTAAAAAAGCCTATCTACCTCAAATGTCTAAAGATGAATTAGATGATTGGAGAAAAGATAATCCTGAAATGTATGATGTTATGAAAACATTAGCATATGAGGAAGCTGATGAAAAAACAAAAGCTGTTGAAGTTAAATTGGAAGAGATTAAAAATGCTCAACTAAATTTATCTAGAGAAAAAGCAGAAGTGGAATTATTAAAATTACACCCTGACTTTTATGAAATCAAAGGCAGCGATGAGTTTCATGAGTGGGCGGATAAGCAAGATGACATGATTAAAAATTGGCTATATAACAATTTTGATAATGCTAAACTTGCTGCTAGAGCAATTGATTTATATAAGATGGACTCAGGTTTATCTAAAAAAGCAAAAGTATCTAGTTCAGAAGCTAAAGCGGAAGCAGCAAAAGCTGTTACTAAAACTCGTACTGGTGATGAAAACAAAATGAAGGAAAAGAAAGTTTGGAGTTTAAAAGAAATATCCAAACTTAAACCTTATGAGTTTGATAAGTTAGAAAAGGAAATCGACACTGCTAAACGAGAAGGTAGAATCACATCTTAACTAAATAACAATAATAAAGGAGAAATAAAATGGCAGTATCAAGAAGTTCCGGTTACGGAAATTTGCCTAACGATAATTTTATCCCTCAGATATTTAGTCAAAAAGTTCAAAAATTCTTCAGAAGAGCGTCTGTTGTTGAGGATATCACAAATACAGATTATGCCGGAGAGATTGAAAATTTTGGCGATACTGTGAAAATTATCAAAGAACCTGTAGTAAGTGTACAAGCTTACACAAGAGGTTCAGTAGTAAACCCGCAAGATTTAGCTGATGACCAAATTACTATGGTTGTCGACCAAGCTAATGCTTTTGCATTTAAAGTAGACGACATTGAAGAAAGACA